ACCACTATATGTAGTATGCCACACAACTCCTATTTTTGACGCACGGATATCACCCGCTTGGTCATAGGGAACTGCGTAGACAATGGTGTTAGGATGAAAAGTAACATACTTAACACCATCGATAGTTTTGGTTTCAAGGTCTTCTTTTGAGTATAAGAAGTCTCCCTGAATGACACCCTTGATACCTAACTTAGGTAATTCTGCAAGAGCAATCTTCATCTTGGATGCAAGGTCGCCTGACATATCTGCATCAATCTCTGCATTGGTCTTGTAGATTTTGGGGTTCTTTGCAAAGATACCTTTCTTTGCAACAAAGAACTCACCATCGTTGGGGTCTTCTCCACAGAAGATTGCGGGTGCGCCATCCCACTTAGTGGACAGTTTACTGTTCGACTTACCCGCCAACATATCACGCAATGCACGTAGAGCAAAGATTGCTTCACGTGTTCCTTTGACACCACCATAGAGAACCTTGTCCTCAATATGGGTCATATGCGTATTCTTCTGTTCTGTTATAAATTCTGCAAAGTTCATTAGTTTGTCTTCAGTGAATTATATTTTACTGCAAGGTTGAAAAACTGACCAAGTTTCTTTTGACCAGCATTACCCGCCTTGTTTGTCCTAATTGACATTTCCATTGTAACACGTTGGTCTTTAGATTTCAACTCCAAGAACCAATTTTGTTTTGATGACCGTGATGGATATGCTTTGATAAATCTAACACTTGGTAGGAATACACCCAATTCATCATTCGCAGTAATCTCTTCGAAGTCATCCTTCACTGCTTTGATTACCTTGGTAGGAACATCGGGTGCATCTCTAAGAATCTCAGAACGTATGTAGTCCAAGGTCTTATCTTTATTCTTATTGAATAAGTCAATGACCGCACCTCGACAAATTTCAAGATGTTGGTCATATAGTTGTTCGTATTTTTTACTATCTTTTTTGGATAAGTCTAACAATGCTTTTGCAGTGTCTCTTCTCTTAGAACTGTCATATGCATTAGCAGGAGGCATACCTTCAATCTTAGAAAATACTTTATCGTGTAATTCTTTTCTAAGTTTCTTTACACCATTGTCTTTGAATGCAGTAAATATAGGATTGACATAGGTATTAAGTTTAGGTTCTTTGGTTTTCTTACCACCCGCCTTGAGTGATACACCTAACATCTCACCATCATTGAATTCTAAAAAGATATCGCCAGGATGATTCTTCGGAACACCTTTTGGTTTTTGTCGGTATCCCCAATAGACCTGTTTGATTGGTTTCCCTTTATTTTCATCAACAATATATTTGTAAACGCCCATGGCATTCAACATTTTTTCAGAGAACTTAGATGATTCGGATGCTTTTTGAATGGTATCGTTTGCAGCTTTGACATCTTGTGACCCGACACATTTGAGTTTCTCAGGGTCTTGTTCTAATAAGAAGTCATAGAACTTTTCGATATTCGTTCCAACCTTGAAACCCTTCTCCCATGCGATTGCGGGGAAGAGTTCGGTAATAGATGCGTTGAGAGTTGTTTCGCCGATACCACCTGATTTAGGTTTGACGAGAATAACAACCTTGGTATCGAATCCGTCATCAATAAAGATGGGGTCAACGGATTGTCCTGCCTTATCTCTAACTTCTGCCTTGACGCCAGCCTGTTTTAGATTACGTGCAATCTCATCTCTGTCGGTCAGTCTGTCATCAGACCTTGCAACAAATACTGTTGTCTTACTATTAGAAGACTTTTTCTCTACCGATAAGTCGCCAAATACACCTTCAGGAAAATCAGAAGTGTTGACTTCTTCGGATAGATATCTTCGAAACGTAAACATAAGTTCCCCATTTAATAAATTCGATACTACTATTTATAATAAAACGGCACTGGAACTTTGTTCTTCACTCCATTTTGTTACAGTATCTTTCAATTGATTAATCCAATTATCACGATGTTCGATAAACACCTGAGCAGGATGATTGTCAACTGCGATGATTGTGACCAATTGTGTAATCGGCATTCCTGTTCTTTCTTCCCACATGACAGCGTATCCTGCCTCTTGCATGAAGTATTGTTTAATCATTGATGGTGTTTTACGTTTACGAGAAGTCTTGAAGTCTATGATAGATAACTTACCATTATACTCAGCAACGCAGTCCACACGACCAGCGAGACCAAGGTGATGGGAGTAAAGTGGCGCTTCCTGTGCGAATACTCTCCCCAAATTATCATCAATAGTAGATTTAACAGAAAGAAAAGACTCAACCACATCGGGTGTATATCCATCTTTGAAGTCCTCAATATTATCAATATATTTTTCAATAATCTCGTGAACCGCAGTTCCTCTTCGAGATGCCTGTGCAGAAATTTTATTGGCTTCTGCTTCACCAACACGTTTACGCCAAGCAGCGATTCCTGCTCGACTTAGAATAGATAGAACCGTTGTGATGGATGGATAGTCAATACCGTCAGGTGTCTTATAGACTCTTCCGTTCTCGGTGTTCTCAGTCACCATCTCTGTCAGTTCTGTTTTTATATGTTCAAATCTATGCACTCAACATCTCCGCTAAATTTCGTATCAGGAATAACAATCCAACGGAGTTCAATGCTATCAATGCACGGTCTTTCCACATGATACTTACCCACAACCATAAACCAACTCCCGTTATTGAAACGAGTAAATCATATAGTTGCATTCCTTCGACACCTCGTATTGACATACCTGACAATACAAAAACCGAAGCAACCCACTTTACATACCAATCAAGGGTATATTTTGGAGTTGCTGATTTGAATACCCGATTCGATTTTTCAACCTCCTCGGGCGAAATCTTCTTTTTATATTTCTCGTGCCACTTAACCATTTCTTAATTTCTCCATACGTTGACGCATCTCTTTCCATTGTTCGAAGGGCATCGGTTTACGTGCCTCTCCGAACGCCAGTTTGCGTTTCTTGAACTGACTCTTCAGTTCTTTCTTATACTCCGCACCCAAGAATGTTCCCACGAGTCGGAGTAGTGCTTTACGGAAAGAACGACCATGATGCATGTGACCCAAACAGTGAGTCAGTTCATGTATCAACGTATATGCATCAAGTCCACAATACTTATCTAGTGTCACACTATACCCGTCAGTATGACCAGCATTTCCACGACCACTAGATTTTTGTTTCAGAACCACTTTCGGTTCTTTGTATCGAAACAAGTTCAGGAAGTCCTCTCCCCCTGATTCTGCGTAAAGTTTAGGCCAAGTCTTAGATTTGTAAATCTTCTTAGCAAACTTTTGTGCTTCTTTCAAGTCTGAGAATGTGGGAATGGGATTACCCTTCTTCTTCATTTCGTTTTGGAAGGCCCATTCCGCACGGTAACACTTTAATCGTTCACTATCACGAGTGTGTTTCGCACCCTTGTTCTGCTTCTCAGCATGTTTAATCAAATACTGTTCATAAAGTGTTTTCTCAGATAATCCCATAATCTATTCCTCTTCCTTTGCTAAGGTCAATTGCTCGTAGAGTTTGTTGAGTTGAACAGTCAGATTTTTAACCATCTCAGGGTTATTATTCTGTTCTGCGTTGTTGAGGTCTTTCTCCAACCACGCAATCTCAACCTCTAGTTCGACAATGCTCATAGTGCAGTCTCCCATACCAGTTTTGCCAATTTGCCTTCCATTCGGTAGGCCTCCTTTTCCCAAGGTTGGTCATAGTAGTCAGTGTCAGTGTGGTCTTTACCTTTCCACATTTGAGCACCTACCTTCATAGTGAGTTCACCTCGGACACCCTGTTTTACATGAACCATCTCGTGGCATAATGCCGTGACGAAATCACATAAACCAAGTTCTTTCTCAATCTCAATCTCAAAGTAACGGTATTTGCTATCACTCAAGTTAGCGCAGAATCCGATACCACCTTCTTTCTGAAGACCTTTCTTGATAATGACATCGATATGTATCGCACGAATCCGAGGCATCATTTCCTTCATCATCGTGGTGATGGTTTTTTCTGCAATCTCCCGCAAGTGTTTGTTACCGCCAGCAATAGTCAAAATTCCTTTCACGTCAAAACCTCTCTCTTAACTCAAATTACAATACTAAGCTACCAAACTGGGCAAGTATTGTCAAGCACTTTTTTTCAGAATAAGTTATTGATTTATAAGGATTTTCAAAAAAAGGGTGGGGGAAACCTCTGAGTTGTAATGAGAGAGAGGTGAGGTTTCCCCCGAAAAATTATACGGGCGTCACGCCATCGACACCATCCAAGCGTTGTAGTTCTGCAAGGACGTTATCAGGTTTCGATACCTCGTATGGGTCAGTCGGACAGTTATCACAGTATCCCTCTTCAGGAAGGAAGAGTTCTACCTCACCGCCGTTGACTACCATAGCATATCGCCATGAACGTTCACCAAACCCAACATTATCTTTCTTGACCAATAATCCAATTTGACGTGTGAACTCACCACTACCGTCAGGAATCATTTTGACTTTGGTGATACCTTGATTGTCTGCCCATGCATTCATTACAAAGGTATCATTCACGGATACACAATAGATATTATTGATGTCTCGTTCCATAAACTCATTTGCGAGTTCCTCAAAACGAGGCAGTTGTTGATTAGAACAAGTCGGAGTGAATGCGCCTGGCAATCCGAAGATTACGGCACGTTCACCACTGAACATATCAACAGTATTCTTTGTTACCCACTCACCAAGTTCACGGACTTGAAAAGTTACGTCAGGAAGTAAATCACCTACTTTAATCATTAATATTCTCCAAAAGTTTTACAAAGTTATCATATCCGCCGATAGCTTCTCCATCAACGGTAATTTGAGGGAAGGTTCGAGCAGTCGGAAACTTTTCGAATAATTCTTCTCTCGTGAAATCCACATCCAACATAAACTTGGAATATGAATGTTCGTTCGTTTCTTGCACAAGTTGTTGTGCAACATGTTCTGCCTTTACACAGTAAGGACAGTTAGGTTTACTGTATATTTCAATTTTCAATTTGTTGACCCTCCATAGCAGCCATATATTCCTTCTCACGGAAGTTTCCACTCAACAAAATACGTGGTGTGTCGATTCTGTTTTGATACGTGTAATGTGAGATATGTGATGGAAAAATAACAAGTCCACCAGTATTAGGAATTACAGTTTTAGTATAATTCACACCATCCAATTCTCTAGGAAAAACTAACTCACCATGACCCTCTTCAGCCTGAATATAAAAGACAAATGATAAGTCTTTGGGATTCGGTCTGATAGGATTGGTATGATGATGATATGTTGTTGATTGTCCTATGTGTTGAACATTTGTCCATACCATTTCCATCTGCAAAGTTTCACCACTGTATTTATCAATTATATCATCAATAACTTTAAGAACAGGGTCAAACACTTTTCGCATCATTGGGTCTTTATCCGTTAATGCAACATCAACTTCACATGTTCGTCTAGTATGAAGTTCTGAATCACTCGTAGTATGTTCACCTTTAAGATGTTGATTATCAAGACACCATTGTTTCATTTCTTCCATAGGTAGATTGTCAACGTCAAGTCTACCCATAAGATATCCTGATGGAATTAGTGGTTCAAAATTCATAACTTAGTCCATAATCTTTCGTGGTAATAATAGAGTATCATCTTGATAAAAAAGTCAAATGTCATAATCGAACCTGCTAATGCAAGACTACCTGTAAGGATATATCCAATCGTTCCTGTAGTCCCTGTTGCGAGTATTCTCCAACTGACCGTTTTATAAAGACTCTTTCTCTTAGAGTCCACGTTCCTTCCTAATTTTAGTTGCGGAGATATCTTCGATTTCTTTCTCAAACGTCTCCTGTTCAATTGCGTATCCTACATCACGTCCATAAGTAATGTTCACGATGTTAGGAACATAGAAGATTTCGAAACAATTATAATCGAATCCTTCCTCTTCTACAAGCACCTTGTAGATTTCTTCTTCACGTTCTTCTTGGTCATATGGGTTCTTATCAGTCCCGTCTGACTCTCGAAGTAAAATTGCTACTTGGCCAGTTTTGGCAAGGCATCGCTTAAAAAGTTCCGTATGCCCTTTGTGCCAGGGCTGAAATCTTCCAAGCATTTGCGTAGTTGGTTTAGACCAATCCATTTTCTAATCCTCAAATCATATTCTATAGGTGTCTCGAATACTTTGTTGGTATCCTCGAACCTACCTTCGGATATTGTATCCATCCATATTATATAGTCACATGGAAAGTTCCTTTGAAAGTCATTCTTAGGACATACAAAATCACAAATCCCCATTCCTACTTGGTGAATGCAATTCGCTTGACGATGAAACTGTCTTTCTCGACCTTCGGGTGAGAAGTCCCAATCATCAAATGCTTCTCGCAAACTATCCGCATTGAAATGTGGTATATTAAAGTGGTAGGACAACTCCCTTGCGAGAGTTGTCTTCCCTGAGCCAGGCAGACCCATTATCAATATTTTCATACTGTATCCTTAAGCTGCCTCGGCAAACTCGACAGCTTTTTCAACTGCCTTGATTTTACGAGTTTGGTTCGCACCAAACCATGCAGAAGTCAAACGTGAATCAACTTCACGACCCATTTCATGGTCAGTCAGGTAAGTCACTGAGTTCAGTGCCTGCCACCATGTTCCTTTACCATAGTTGGCTCCAGGCTGAGTCTCCAACACTTCGTATGCCTTTTGACCGTTAGATGTCAAGTCATCGAAAGTTTTCACCTCAATCTTTTCCTTACCTTGGTAAGTTCGTGGGAATACTTCATTGTAGTATTGAATCAGTGCTTCCGCAGAAAACTGTTTGGATGCAAGATATTGTGCAACCTCTTTGTATTGTGCGAACTTCTCAGATGCAATACCCATGTGTTCTTTAACCATATCGGCATCAAACACTTTACGGTGAGACAACTTCACGCCTGTGTTCTTGACACTTGCAAGTGCCATTGACAGAGTGTTGTTGCACACTACACGAATCGGAGTAAATCGAATATCGATTGACTTACCATACTCGTGTGGGTTAGAGAACAAGAGATAGGAATCTACTTGGTCATCTCCAAGAACATCAAATGATTCTTTGACTTTTGCAAGTCCCCAAACCATCTTACCTTCTTTGAGTGAACCAGCGGTATGCATTTCCATATCACCAGCAAGAACATATTCAGAGAAGAACTCGAATGCTTCTTCGTTCTGAACAGGATGCCAGTTCTTACCAACCTGAGTCAACACCTTGTTGTCCGAAGACCGAACAAGTGCTTCCTGACCCGTAGGAATTAGGTCAACACCTTCCTTAGCGGCATAGGTTGGAACTTTATCGACAGACCAATCAAGTCCTGCCTTTACCATGATTTGATTCGGTGTCAAATCATTTGAGACGGCAGTCCCAAGGCCGTGCCAAGGGACTTCACCAGCATAGGCCATTTGCGCCTGACCATTGACGATTTCTAATTCGTGACTCATTACGCAGCCTCCAACATAGTTAACGGAACATTGTATTTACCTTCAGGCAACGAAACAATCGCCTTCTTGATATTTACTTTCTCAACGATACCAAGAGTCTTCTTGGTCTTCTGAACAACGTAAACCTTATCACCAACAGAAATCGATGCTTTAGCTTTCATTGCGATTGCATCCCTAGCGAATGCGATAACCTCATTCAACTCCGACACGGAGTTCAGGTTGAGGAGTTCCTGTTTCAATTTTGATGTAATCATAATAAACCTCTCTTCATTGATTATGAGGCTATACTATCAAACGGGGCAGGTTTTGTCAACACTTATTTTGAAAATAATTCAATTATTTTTCCTGAGATGTCCCACTTGTGATTTCGGACTTCCCAAGGTCTGTCGTGATGTTCCTTATGGAATCCTTCACCCATAGTAACCATAGCTAACCAAAAGTCGTTGTGTGGTTGTTGTCCTCGATGACTAAAACCAAACAACAAATTCGCAAACAGTTTCAGTAATCCTGCTGGTGCGAGTAATCCATAGATTATACTAAATGGGTCAAAGGTTGTCAACAGCAAATATGCAACCCAACCCAAAACAATAAACCAATAGTATCTTTCTTGGAATTGTAGAATAGGGTCTTTTACGAGTTTACGGAAATGTTCTTTTCCGTCACCCACAAGATATCTACGTTTGAACGGTGCGAGTTGAGGTGTTACATATGTCCAAAAGTGACCTTTGAACTTTGCGGAATGTGGGTCTTTCTCAGTATCGGTATATCGATGATGTTCTTGATGGACAGCAGCGAAAGGAATCGCAGGCCCAATGAACCCGATACTTCCACCCAATACAAAAAGACCTCTTGCCCATGCGGGACAATCTTTCCAATGTCCGTGAGAGAACACTCTGTGATATCCAAGCGTTCCGCCCATCGTCATGAACTGCCATAACAATAGACAGATAACCCATTGCATAGGTGTTGCATACATGACCATAGGTATAAGAGATAACCAACAGATTATCTGCGTTGAGGCGAGAATGTGTCTACGCCACTGTCTTTCGAATTCGTCTAGTTTTTTCCACATAATCTTATTTATCAGTAAACTACCTTAACTCCATATAAATTTTCAAATCTAATCGCATCATTTACAGTATCGACCATAGGTTCACCACGAATATTTAGACTTGTATTCAGAAGAAGAGGACAACCAGTTTCTTCATACCACTTCTCAAGAATCAGTCTTGTGATGGACGGATTATTATATTCCATTGTTTGAACTCTTGCAGTTCCGTCTTTATGTATTACAGCAGGAACATCAATCCCTTTTCGTCCTCGATATACAAATGACATATATGGACTTCGACCACACGCAAAGTATTCATTGACGTGTTCCTCAAGAATCACGGGTGCGAATGGTCTAAACTTTTGTCTGCGTTTGATACCATTCACTCTATCCTTTGCATCTTTTCCACGAGGGTCTGCAAGAAGAGAACGATTACCTAATGCACGAGGGCCAAACTCTGACCTTCCGTGTGCGATACCACAGACACCATTCTTGAGTAGTTCTTCGACCACCTCTTCGGCAAGTAGATTTGGTAATGTCGAACCCTCTATCTCTCGACCAAGATATGGATGATTCCAGTGAACCTTCTTACCATATGCAAGAGCAGCTGCACCAAGTGAACCACCGCAGTCGCCAGGATTTGGCATAATCCAAAGACTTGGATGTTCTTTTTGTAGTTTGGTATTTGCAACACAATTAAGTGCGACACCTCCACCATACACAATGTTCTTACAATGTTTTGATGCAATATCAAATAGGTTGTGAAGTTTATATTCAAGTAATACCTGTGCAGAAGCAGCTATATCTTCGGGTTTTACATTTGCACCAAACCAACCCTTCGGAATACCTTTGTGGTTGTTGGTGTTTATCAAAATCTCTAGGTCAGAAAGTATGTGCGCTCTGACTCTACCATAAGCTGCCATACCCATGAAAATATATTCTTCGTCAAGTGGTCTGAGTCCGACATATTCAGTCAATGCACTATACCACAAACCAATCGAGTTTGGATACTTTCTACTGTAGACCTTTTTATATTGTGCGTTACCTTTACTATCATAATGACATTTCCATATGGTTGTGGTATCCCACTCACCAATAGAATCAATCACAACCGCAGATGCTTCATCATAAGGTGAAGTCTGAAAGGCTGCAGCTGCGTGTGATTTATGATGATGCCAAAACGAATCAGGTTTCCACGTAATCTTTCGAGGTGCGATTACAGTCTTGAACTGTCCCGCATATAACTGTCTTGTCTTTTTTAGAATAGGTTTTTCAAAGAATGCTTTATGGGTAATATATTGTCCCCACCGACCTTCAATATAGTTTTGTAATTCTACACCAATATATTTGTCGTGCTTCTTTCCGCTGAATCTTTCACTGTGTGATGCAAAAACAATTTCACCGTTCTCATCAATAACAGTGGCTCCAGCGTCATGAAAACCTTCGCTGAATCCCAATATCATAATTACTCCTCATAAATGTAAGGGTCATCCACTCTTGGTTGACGTTTACGCATCCACCAAAGTTTCAGTTTATACCAAATTTTTTTATACCATTTCATATCATCTTCTCCCACAATGGGTTTTTGCCTGATTTATTAAGCGATAATTATTCGTGACTATTATACTCATAAGAACATTCGCTTGTCTTATATCACTCTGTGTATAGTATATAGGGAGACTAGTAACTAATAATTTATGTAGAATCAATCTATCTCTATGTGGTATTTTTGGTAGTAATGGATTTGATTCGAATATACAATCAAATTCTACTCCCTCCACGGTGCTAACAACATCTAATGCATTAAGAACAGCGAAGACTAACCAATCACCTGTCGTTGGTGGTTGTCGAAAGTTCAGTTGGTGTATAAATTGTGACCTTCTCCGATTTTCCCTTAACGTTAATTCTATCGACTTCAGTGAATGCTCTTGATGGACAGCACTGATAAGTTCGTTCCGATAACAACACGTCCACCCCATCATAATTGCGTGTTTGTCCTTCGAGTCTAGCCCCAAGGTTAACGGCATCTCCAATGACGGAGTAGTCAAATCTGACGGAGCTGCCCATGTTTCCCACGATGCATTCGCCCGTGGAGATACCAATACCAACATTAATAGGAGGCAGATTGAGAGGTTTAAGTTCTTCATTAAGTTTCGCTGTTGCGTCCATAATTTCTATTGATGATTTAACTGCAAGTTCGGCGTGGTCTTCACAATCCAAGGGTGCATTCCAAAACGCCATGATACAGTCGCCCATATACTTATCAATAGTTCCATTATTATTTAGGATAATCTTAGTCTGCACGTCAAGGAATTTGTTAATTAATTCCACTAATCCTTCGGGGTCATCGTTGTTCTTATACTTCTCACTGATAGGTGTGAATCCTACAATATCCATGAACAGGAATGTCATCTCTTTTCTCTCACCACCCAACTTTAGTTTACTTGGGTCTTTTGCCAACATGTCAACCATAACGGGTGATAGGTATGTTCCGAACTGACCCTTTATCATTTGTTTTGCTTTGAACTGTGTATAGAATTGAACAAACGAACCGTGTGCAAATATCAGAGTCAATGCGACTGTCGGGAATATCGGGTCAAACAAATAGTATGAACTAAACAACGAATTAGTCGTATAGAATAATGCACCGAGTATGACAAAGTATGATAATCCTGAAATAATGATTGTTGCGTATTGTAATAATAACAAGAGTATGACAGAAAGTATGACAGTTGCGATTATCTC